AATTAGTTAATTTAAGAGTGAAATCTTGGGAATGGAAAAGTAAAGACAGATGTGAGATTATTGAAGGTTATAATCCATTAGAAGATACGTTTTAAATATTAAATTGTTTAATTTTAAACAAAAAAATACAAATGTGTTTAATTTTTAAATTTTATTAAAGATAATTAATTAAAACTATAAAAAAGTCGTTGTAGGATTATTATACAATTGTAGTTTACGGAAATTGTAGCAATCTTGATTGCAAGTAATTTTACTTAAATATAAGTTATATTTTATATGGATAAAAGAAATAAAGTTGTTTATATTCATAAACGTAAAAAAGATGGTCAAATATTTTATGTAGGTATGGGTTCTATTAAGAGACCTTATGATATGATTGGGAGAAGTACTATGTGGAAAAGATACGTTAAAAAACACGGAAAACCTGATGTTCAAATAATTAAAGGATATTTAACAAAAAAAGAAGCATTAGCTTTAGAAAGAAAACTTATATATAAATATGGCTTAAAAATAGAAGCGAAAGGAAATTTAGTAAATGCTGCTTGGGGAGAATCAAAGTTTGGTAAAATAAAAAAACATCCATCATTTTTCGAGTTAGAAAGATATTTTAAGTATCGATAATATTCTTTTTTTAAATATCAAAAAGTGTTAATAAGTTAATTCTTGTTAGCACTTTATTTTTATTATATTGCTATATAAGTTTAATTAAACTAATTAATGTTAGAAAAGATATTTAAAGACCATAAGAAATGGTTGAATACAACACTTAAAATGGGTTGTACTAAAGAAGAAGCAGAAGATATTGTTGGAGATATGTATGCTATTATTGGTAAGATGCTTAATAATGGTTTAGACATTGCTTATGGAAATGAAGTAAATTACTATTATATTTATATGACTTTAAGAACAAGTTTTTTGCAGTTAAAGAATAAGCAAAAGAAATATAATAATGTACCTTTAGATTTAATAGTTGAAATAAAACAACCTGAATATATAGATTTTGAAAGTGTTCATAAAGAAGTTGAAGATGCATTAGAAGAATTTCATTGGTACGACAAAAAAGTTTATAATTTAATTATGGATAAATACTCAATAAGAGAGTTAAGTGAAAAGACTAACATTAGTTACCACAGCTTATACAATACTTATAGAGGGGTTAAAAAAAAATTAAAAGAAAAAATATTATGAGATTAGGGGACTTAATAGAACGCATAACATACTACACAGGTATTAAATGGTTAGTTAAAAAGATATGGGGAGAAGATTGTGGATGTAATAAAAGACAAGAACAATTAAACGAAATAGAATTATGGTAATAACAAATGAAGATAATATGGAACTAATGTCAAGGTATGAGGATAACTACTTTGACTTAGCTATTGTTGACCCTCCTTATGGGATAGATGTTACAAAAATGACACTTGGAAACGGTAAAAAGAAAATAAATAGAGGTACAACTGATTGGGATAGCAACATTCCCGATGCTGATTATTTTGCAGAGTTAAAACGAGTTAGTAAAAATCAAATAGTTTGGGGTGCTAATTATATGACTACATTTTTACCCCCAAGTATGGGTTGGGTATTTTGGGATAAAGGCACAGGAGCAAATGATTTTAGTGATGGTGAGTTAGCATACACATCATTTAATAGAGCGCTAAGAGCTTACAAGGTTAGTTGGGTTGGTGCTAATGCGAACAATGGAACACCAAGAATACATCCAACAGAAAAACCTATTAAACTATACGAATGGCTTTTAATGAACTACGCTAAAGAAGGGAATAAGATACTGGATACACATTTAGGTAGTGGAAGTATCGCTATTGCTTGTCATAATTTAGGATATGATTTAACTGCTTGTGAGTTAGATACTGAATATTATAATGCAGCAATGAAAAGACTTAAACAACATCAACAACAATTAACAATGTTTTAAAATGGTAGAAGATAAAATAATATGGCAAGGTGTTAAACATAGAACAACATCTAAAATGTCTAATAGTGACTTTAAAATAATGTGTCAACTACATTCTAAATACTTTAATCATAAGTATCACGAACCTTGCACTTGCAATAAAAGAATATTAAGAAATTGGATTCAGCAATTAGATAATAAATTATTTTAGACTTTAACATTTTTTTAACTTTTAATAACAAACTTAATTTATATATTTGTAGTGTCAATAATGACAATTTAATTTAAAAACAAATAAAAATGAAAACAATTAAAACAATATTATTATTATTATTATCAACTTTATTTTTAAGTTGTTCAGAAACTTATGATGATGACGTGTTCTTTGAAGAAACTGTTGAAAGAATAACATACCATTACAAACAATATTACGAAGACCCTATTGTTATAGATAAATTAACAACTGATGAAGATTTTCCTGGCTATGACAACTCAAATTATGACAGTAAAACAATTTTTTTAGGTTCGCTTGTTTACCAACAAAGATATCAGCGTAATGAAGTAATTGATACACTAACAATAGATTTAAGTTCTTTTAATGAAGAAATAGACCTTTTAGTTTTAGGTAATAGAGGAACTAGACCTAATGAAATAGAGAACAAGTATATTACTGTTAACTACTTGAAAATAATTGGGTTTTACGAAAATCCTAATTTAGTAATCAGAGGAAACGATATGTTTGATAAAATAACAATTTACAATTCAAATGTTCCTGTTGAAGACTTAAACAGAATCAGTAGAACAATTTACACTAGTTGGGATATGTTTCAAAAGCAAGACTACGAAAGAAAAGAATGGTCATTTTCAACATATGTATTAGATAATCTACCTAGATATTCAACTGGTAATGGTGAGTCTACTGAAGGGTATATAGGTTTTATAGGATACGATAATCCTGAATTGACAGGACTTAAATTAGAAATTGTAGATATAACAGAACACTACGACTAAACAATAAAACTAAACTTTAATTAAAAGGCTCTATTAAATTAGGGTCTTTTTTTTATTATATAATTAATCAAATAGTTAGAATTTATTAGAAGATGGACAATAGAAAGAACAATGGAAATAAAGGTCACTCAACAAAAGCCAAAGAAGGTAAGATAGACAAACGTAGAAACGAATATAGAAGTGCATTAAAAGAAGCTGCAACAAAACAAGATGTTATTGATGTCATTAAAATGATTAAGACAAAAGCAATCAAAGACCAAGATACACAAGCAGCTAAACTATTTTTAGAATACTATATTGGTAAACCTAAAGATGAAGTTGATATCACAACAAATGGTGAGATGTTAAATATACCTGTAATTCATTTTAAAAAGTCAGAATAGATTTGAGTGATATTATAATCAATGAAAAGTTTTTACCTTTAAAAGATAGTAATGCAAGATACTATATTGTAACAGGTGGACGAGGTTCAAGTAAGAGTTTTAGTACAACACTTATAGAAGCTACTAATACTTTGTCACAAGGTTACAATTGTTTGTATACACGTTACACAATGACTTCTGCAGAACTATCAATCATACCTGAATTTAAAGAGAAAATTGAACTACTTAATTTAGATAGTGTATTTGATATCAATCGTAAAGAAATAACTAATATAGTTACAGGTAGCAAAATACTATTTAGAGGTATTAAAACAAGTGCAGGTAATCAAACTGCGAATCTTAAATCATTACAAGGTATATCAACTTGGGTATTAGATGAAGCAGAAGAAATGGTTGATGAAAATGAATTTGATACTATTGATTTATCAGTACGTTCTAATGTACAACAAAACAGAATTATACTAATACTTAACCCAACAACAAAAGAGCATTGGATATATAAACGCTTTTTTGAATCTAAAGGTGTTAAAGAAGGTTTTAATGGTGTTAAAGATGATGTATGTTATATTCACACAACTTATTTAGATAATCGCTTAAACTTACCTAAATCGTTCTTAAAGAATATTGAGAACATAAGAGAAACAAATCCTAATAAGTACAAGCATAAAATATTAGGTGGTTGGTTAGATAAAGCAGAAGGTGTTGTATTTACTAATTGGTCATTTGGAGAATTTAATCCTGATGGTTTACAAACAAGTTGCGGTATGGACTTTGGTTTTAGTATTGACCCTGATACATTAACGGAAATAGCTATTGATAAAAGTAAACGTAAGATATACGTTAAAGAACATTTATATAGAAATGGTTTAGGTACAACAGAATTAGCACAGATAATATTAAGTAGAGTTGGTAAAACATTAATCGTAGCAGATAGTGCTGAACCACGTTTGATATCAGACTTAAAATACAAAGGTGTGAATATACAAGCAGTTAAGAAAGGTACTATTGAAAGTGGTGTTACAACAATGCAAGATTTTGAAATAGTAGTAGAACCTAATTCAAGTAACATAGCAAAAGAATTAAACAACTATGTGTATTTGGATAAAGGTAGTAAGTTGTATTTAGATGACTTTAATCACGCAATTGATGGAATACGTTATAATGTAATATACAATTTAGACAATCCAAACAAGGGTAATTATAGCATACGATAATGAGCAACGAAAAAATGATAGCAGTTATAGAATGTTATATACATCATAGAGTAGATAAACAAGTTAGAATAGCTAAACCTAAAACACCTCAACAATATTTATTATTAACAAAGGCATACGAAAATTGTATTGGGTTTTTCTATAAATTATAGTTAAATTATTATTATATATATATGAAGATAGAAATAAATGTACCAACAACATTGAATGATATTACTTTAGGTCAATATCAAAAGTTTTTAAAGATAGCAGAAAATAATGAAGATAGTTCTTTTTTAGATGCTAAAATGATTGAGATATTTTGTGGCATACCATTAAGTGATAGCTACAAATTAAAGATGTCAAGCGTTAAGACTATATTAGGTATTTTAGATGAGTTGTTAAATATGCAACCTAAACACCAAGCAAAGTTTAAAATGAATGGTGTTGATTATGGTTTTATTCCTGACTTAAATGAAATGAGTTTAGGAGAATATATTGATTTGGATAACCACGTTGGTAATTGGGAAAAGATGCACTATGCAATGAATGTATTGTATAGACCAATTGTTACAGATAAAGCAGGTAGATATAATATTGTAGAATACGAAGTAGGTAATGAAGATAAAATGAAGGATATGCCTTTAGGAGCTGTATTAGGTTCTATTGTTTTTTTTTATCATTTAGGGAAAGAATTATCGATGCATACTCTGAACTCTTTGGACAAACAGGAAATGGAGATTTATCTGCAGCATCAAACTTCTCAAGAAAATGGGGTTGGTATCAATCAATTTATGGACTCTCTAACGGAGATATTACAAGGTTTGAAGATATCACTAAATTAAATGTTAACCAATGTTTCACTATGTTATCTTTTATGAAAGAGAAAGCACAATTAGAGGCACAACAAATAAAAAATAAATTCTAATGCAAGGTTTTTATAAAGTTACAGAAACAATAAAAGAACAACTATTATCAGACCCAAATGTAAATACAGTTACAACGGGAGATATTACAAGAGTAGATTTAGGTAAACAAACTTTGTTTCCTTTGTCGCATATTATAATAAACAATGTAAGTAATGAGGATAGTGTATTACGTTTTAATCTATCTATTTTGTCGATGGATATTGTTGATGTTAGTAAAGAAGAAGTAGTTGATATATTTGTAGGTAATAACAACGAACAAGATATATTAAACACACAATTAGCAGTGCTGAATAAATTGGTTCAAGTTTTAAGAGGAGGTAACTTACACACAGATTTATATCAAGTAGATGGTACACCAAATTTTGAACCTTTTTACGATAGGTTTGAAAATGAATTAGCAGGTTGGGCATTGTCATTAGATGTTATAATACAAAACGATACTAATATATGTTAAGCAATGTTACAGAGGAGTTAAGTAGATTTGCAAAGTATGTAGTATCACAATCAAGAGCAAATTTAACACGAAGCAAAAAGAACGCTTCTAAACGACTTTATAATAGTATTGAATACAAATTAAAGGAAAGTAAAAATAGTTTCCAATTAGAGTTCTTAATGGAAGATTATGGTATCTTTCAAGATAAAGGAGTAAGTGGTGTTAAGAAGAAATACAATACTCCATATAGTTACAAAGATAAAATGCCACCTGCTAAAAGTTTAGACAAGTGGATTGTGAAAAGAAATTTAAAAGGAGTACGAGACAAGAATGGTAAATTTATAAGTAGAAAGAGTTTACAATATATGATTGCAAGAAGCATTTATAACAATGGTATTAAGCCAAGTTTATTCTTTACTAAACCATTTGAAAAAGCATTTAAAAACATTGACAAAGATTTAATAGAGGCTTATAAGTTAGATGTTGAAAATCTATTAGAGTACACTATAAAAAATAATTTAAAGAAATAAGAAATGGCATTAAATTTAAGAAGTCCAATCTTTATAGGTAATACAATATCTACGGATGGTTTTAATATATATAAGATTTATATCTATAGTAACACCCCACCTGCTCAACCACAATATACTATTAGAAAAAATTATAATGCTAACTTTGATGCAGGGGTAATAGATATAGCTGAACTTGTAAGGGATTATTTAGACATCAGTTTTAGTGGTGTTTATACAAGTCAATGTGTAAAAGTAAAGGTAGAATATCAGCTTTATGATAATATGAATCCTACTCCTCAAGAGGGTACTTCTCTAAATGATGCGTTTGCTTTTGATAGTTATTCTTATTTTGAAGAAATTTCTTTTGATGTAGATACAAGTCCTATAATGATTTCTAACAGACAAATATTTGCACTTGCAGACAATTTAGTTAGAATACCAATTAATATACAAGGTTCTCCAACAGTAGTTTTTTTAAAGGATGGAAAAATTGTTAGCAGTCAAACGTATAGTAGTAATCCTCTTGCAGACCAAAGAATTAAATATGCTACAATAGGAGGTTCTTATAACTATGATAGTTACAAAGAAAGGGTAGTTACAGATAGTGGAACTTTTGAAAATACTAAATGTTTAATGGCATTTTTAGAAAAGTTTGAAGTAGGCGAAGCTGATGAGGTTAGAGTATTTAGTGGTACAAAACCTTTAGAAGTAATAAAGGTAAAAACTTTAGAGGAATGTAAATACGAACCAAAGAAGTTTACATTTATAAATAAGTTTGGAGCATTACAGGATATTTATTTCTTTAAGAAGCAAGTAAATAAAATGGATGTAACAAAAGAAAGTTACAATACAAGTACCTTAAATAATACTTATACTTATGATAGGTCTGCACATACTAAAAGAGATTTTAACATAAAAGGAAAAGAATCATTTACATTTAGTAGCGGTTACTTGAATGAAGAATACAACGAAGTTTTTAAACAAATGATGCTATCTGAAAAGGTATGGATAACTAATATAACAGATACAAAAGAACAAGTATTGCCTATCAACGTGAAGACATCTAACATCACATATAAGACATCTTTAAATGATAGATTAGTAGAATATACAATTGAATTTGAAAATTCTTATAACGTCTTAAACGATATTAGATAAATGCAGACAATTGAACTATATATAGAAGGTCAAAGAGTAGATATGTTTAAAGATGAATCTGTATCTCTTACACAATCTATTCAAAACATTAAAGATATTTCAAAGGTATTTACAGACTTTTCTAAAACATTTACATTACCTGCTTCTAAAACAAATAACAAGATATTTAAGCACTATTATAACTTTGATATTGAAAATGGATTTGATGCAAGAACTAAAAAAGATGCTATAATTGAATTGAATCGTTTACCTTTTAGAAATGGTAAGATAAAATTAGAAGGAGTTGATTTAAAGAACAATGTAGCACATACCTATAAGGTAACGTTCTTTGGTAATACAGTTACGTTAAAAGATGTTTTAGGGGATGACAAACTAAATAGTTTATCAGATTTGAATACATTAAGTGAAACTTATTCTCCTACCGATATAGAAGCAGGTTTAAAAAGAAACCCAAACACTAACGATGTTGTTGTTCCTTTAATTACACACACTAAAAGACTATTCTATGATAGTAGTACGGGACACGCACACGGAGATTTTTATTCAGGTAATTTATATTATGAAGGCGGAAGTGGACAAGGTCACGAACACGGAATAGCTTGGAATGAATTAAAATATGCTTTAAGGGTGGATAGAATTATAAAAGCAATA